ACTACTCCTGCTGATGGAGACTTAGTTTATAACATTAACTGGACTCCAGGTAAATCCCTTGGTTGGATCTACTATAACCAAGTATGGAAGGAGTTTGGTCTAACAGATACAGGTGTCATTAATATTGACACATTTGCATCTACACAGCATATCGGTCTTGGCACTGCTGCTGTTAGTGGATACAGAATGAGTATATTGGGTAATGTTAAAATTGACGGTGACTTAGTTGTTACTGGTCGAGGTGGAGTTTCTGCTGATAAGTACATCACAAGAACATATACTGGAGACGGTAGCACATTAACATTCGCTATAACTACATATACTGGAGGTATCGCTCATATTGATGATTCTGTTTTAGTTTCACTAAATGGTGTCGTCCAAATCGCTGGTACCAATTATACCGTAGACGCAGGAGGAGCAAACGTAGTCTTTACGGATGCACCACTCGCATCTGATGTTGTCCACATCAAAGAGTTCCCAATCTAATTAAAGTAAAATGGCAATTACCCAGATTAGTGGAAATCAGATATCCACTAGCACCCAAGCAATTATTACAACGTTAAGTTTCCTCAATGCCAATAGTGTATTAAGGATGCCCGCTGGTACAACAGCGAACCGACCTACTGGTGTATCTGTTGGTACTTTGCGATTTAACACAGACAATGACGCTGCTGAAGTCTATAAGGCAGATGATGGCACAGGAAGTGCTGGATGGTCACCTATCTCTGGTGGTGGACCTGCTGTAGGGACAGATAGTATTATCAGGACAAATGCAGCAACAATAGACGAAAATATAACAATAGGACCATCAGCAAACGGAGATGCCAAATTTACTAACGGGATGACTGCTGGACCTATAGCAATATCAAACAACTACACTGTAACGATAGAAAACAATGCAGCGTGGAGTATTAGATAATGGCAAATAGTAAACTGAATGTTGGTAATATAGAAGGATTGTCACCTAACTTTACGGTGAAGTTGAAAGCGGAAGCAGATATGATCTTCCAAGGTGATAGTCAGTTACTAATGAATCAATCATCACACTTAGCATTACCTGCTGGTACTGATACAAACTTTGAAGACGCACAGCGTACTAATGCCCCAAGAAGAGGATTTAGGACAGGGCAGTTGCGTTTTAACACAACTGCTGGTAAACTACAACTGTATTATGATGGTCGTTGGACCAGCGGATAAACTATGGGATTTACAAAGGATGGAGGTGATCCTAGGATCATCAGTGCGACTCACCATGACAACTTTATATCAGAATTTCAAACCAATCTGAAAGGTGAGGAGTTAATAAATTATTATGAATATATAACAGATAAGACACCAACGAAAAAACGTGTCTCTAACAACGGACAGGGAGTCTCAGACGAATCTGTCTTTTTGCATGAACTGCCACCTGAATTTTGGCATGACACTCTGTCAAAGGCAGTATATAGAGCATGGTGTTTCTTAGTCGATGAAGCACTAAATGATTATGGTAAAAAGTATGATGTATTGGTTGGAAGACCTATGCAGCATCAGATGTGCAAACTACAGAAAACATTACCGGGACAGGGTTTTCATAATTGGCATTATGAAGCAACTCCTAATACTCCATACAGAGTATTAACTACTCAATTATACATCAATGATGATTTTGAGGGTGGGGAAACAGAATTTTTGTATCAGCATTGTAGAGTGAAACCTGAAGAGGGTAAATTCACGATCTCACCAACAGCATGGACTCATACACATAGAGGTAATCCACCTTTAAATGGGACTAAATATATTGCTACTGCTTGGGTTGAAGAGTTTCCATCTCAGCAACATAAATAGAAGAAAATAGTAATGCAATGAGTACACTTAGCGTTGCACATTTAGCAGGAACCGCTGCAACAATCAGTCAAACAAATATACCAGCAGGTCAGACATTGACCATTGATGGCAATGTTTATCATGACGGGACTGGAGCACTTCGCTTGCCTACAGGTACAACTGCCCAAAGACCAGGCAGTCCCCAGGCAGGTTACATTCGTTGGAATACAGATACTTTAAGTGTAGAAGTATATACAGGTAGTACTTGGAAAGTTTATTCTGCTCAAAATGGTAGTTCATCTGCACCATTCACTTCAATCTCTAATCTTACCGTAGCAAATCCAGGCAATGGTTTCTATTATTGCAACATGGATGGTCAGGGTAATGAAGAGATGTATTGTTATAAGGATCCAACTGGTAAATGGTGGGTTGGTGTAGCATCTATTACTGATACTACTAACCACGGTCAATATACTGGTGGTAGTGATAGTTGGTATGGTAACTGGGCAAACACAACAACATTTGGATCAGGCACAGGATTTATGGGTGCTGACTTTAAGTCAAGACACTGCCATAACTGGAGTGTTAATGATGTATTGATAATGCAAGGTTGGTCTAACTCTGGTGATCCTTATGCTAACTCTACTGAAGTAGCAAAGATCACAGGTGTTTTCACTAATAGAGGTGGAAACATGAAAGAAATGTTTGAGGATCATATTGGACTGGGTAACCACGGTAATGTTGGTGGTACTCAACTGAGTGGTATGACTTTCATTAAAGGAAGTGCAACTGCTTCAGACAATAGATATAGAGGTAATAGTGCTGGTGAATTAAATCCCAACAACACTTGGCACGTATCTCCTGCAAACTGCGAAAACTATACGTTTAGTATGATAAATGGTCTTGGATGTTCATCCAATGGATGTAACGTTGAGCACCATGCGTGGGTTGGTAACACTGGTAATAACTATTCAAACCAAAACTACCCAGAACCTAACTGGTCTGGCGGTTGGGGTATTAATAACCCTGGCAGTCAAAACTGGATGTATTGGTTATTCTTCTACGGCACGACCTAATGAGTACTATTAAATGTAACAATATTACTGCACCTGCCGACAATGACTTTGCCATTGTGATGAAGAGTGGTGAGAATATGCGAGTAGCAGGTAATATGACCATTAGTAATGGGTCTGCATTCACTATTCCATCTGGGTCAACTGGTCAAAGACCTAGTTCTCCAGTCGCAGGTATGCTAAGGTTTAATACAGACACTTTATATCTGGAAGTTTATACTGGATCGGGATGGTCTGGACTATTCATGGCACAATCTGGTGGTATGGATGGTGGATCAGAAGCAAATGCACCTTCTTCAGTGCAGGGATTATATGATGCTGGTGTATCAGTAGATGGAAATTATTATTTGAATTTCGATGGTACACCAAGAAGATACTTTGTACCATTAAACACTAAACCATACTATATTGTTATGGGTAACTGGGGTGGAGGAGCAAACGCATGGTTCCAAAATGCTTCAGCATTAAGTGGTAATCAGTTAAATGATATGGGAGATTCAACTTCTACTGGTGGTTGGACAAATAATGGCACGTATGGATACTATAGAAATACTGGTGGATCTGATTATAAGTATGCTACTATTAGCAGACGAGGAATATCTTATCGTTATGTGCAGATGAGGTTCAATCTATATAATTATTACTCCAATGATGGTCAGAATGGAAGAAACTTCCTAGGTATATCATCAGGTGTTGGTGATGGACTTACTGTCATGCGTAATAATGCTAATGAAGGTGATGCACAACATGTATTTACCTATTTTACTGCTATAAGTAATAGTGATAGTAATAGTTGTCCATCCAATACAGGGACGGCACCAACATTTACTTCTTCCGGGAATAACCCTGGTGGATTTATGAGTAATCGTTATACATGCTGGTCACGATCTGGCAGCGGTTATACTAGCGAATACGTTAGAAACTTCACTACTATCGCAGGAGACAATAGTGGAGGCACTGGTCCAAACGTACTAAATGGCGACTCTTGGTACACTGTAGACCTAGGTGCAGATAAACCGCACGACATCCATGTGGTCATTCATTCAGACCAGGACTCTGGAAATGAAGACACATATCTCAAGCGTGGTGTAGTGCTTGTCCGTCCTGCATAAATAATACGAAGGATAAAAGTTAAACATGTCACAGTTAAATGTTGATAAGATTGTATCCCTAGCAGGAGGTGGAGGTACCGCTCAGTTCCAGTTGGAATCGTCTGGCAACTTTAACTTCGATGCTGGTACATTTTACGTTGATGCTACTAATAACCGAGTAGGAATTAATGACGCTTCACCAGAATATTCTCTGGATATTGAAGCAACTGACGCAGTTAAGATGCCAGTCGGCACAACTGGTCAAAGACCTGGTACAGCAGTAGAGGGTTTATTCAGGTATAATAGCACTGATAGAACCTTTGAAGGTTATTCATATAACCAAGACACAGGTGCAACAGAATGGGGACCAATTGCTGGAGCAGCAGGTGGTGCATCATTACCTGATCAGTCAAATGATAGGTACAGTGAGAATTATTCCGTAAAGGCGACACTAACGTCTGACGGCACAGATGCTTATTGGTCACATGAGAACGGTGCAAGTTCATGGTCAATGGCACGTATATTCACACATGGATATGTCGGTGGTGGATATAGAGGAGGTAGTCCTTGGAAGAATATTAATAGGACACAACACTCCAACGATACGACAACAAATTTAGGTGACAAACTCGATAGATCTGGTGGATACATGTCTGGGTCGTGGAGTGATATGAAACATTGGTTCCATTCAATGGAAAACACCTACAGAGGATCATCTAACTATACCTCTGGTTTCAATATGGCAACAGAGAATGGAATATCACACCTTAGTCAGTGGGATATGACAGTGAATAGAGGATCAATGGGATCTTGCCAAGACCATGAATTTGGAGGAGGTCAATCCTTCTTGCAAGGTGGCGGTAACTCAAGGACTGACGTTTTCAACTTGAAGACTGAAACTATGAGGACATCTGGTTTCCCTAATGATTACCCTGATGGTGGGGATGACCCTACATGGGGTGGACATGGAAGAACTAAAGGATGGATTAAAAGGTCTGGTACCCGAAGGGGACTTGATTGGAAGACTGAATCTTATACCATGTGGAATCATGGACCTGGTGGTGATGGATGGAAGAAGATTCTGCCATCTATGCTAGGACACATGTATGTTGGTACTGGAAACAACAACCAAAATGGTAATCAAAAGTGTAATGACCTTACTGGTACTCAGGTACACGGTCTTAACTTTGGTAACATGGGTGAGGAAAACTTCCAAATGGGTATGAGAAAAGGTTATTGTTTAGGTAACTACAATGGTAACCAGAATAACCAGACATTCAAAGTTAACTACATGAATGATGGGCATAACTATATGGGTAATACCACTGAACCTAAAGGACATTCTGGTATGTCTTCGGCACACTGTGCCTCTGCATCTTCAATGACTTCAGGTGCAGCATCTTATGACTACGGCACAAACATTCCTAATTACTAATGGCAGACACTAGAGACGTTATCGTATTTGATCTTGAAAGGTATCCTATACTGAATACCTGGGGGACTCGTTTGGATTCTATTATGGGTCTGTATTGGG